TTGGTTACATATTTCATAATTAGAATAGATTAAGTTACTTTTTATAAAAAGTCCAGTCAATAGTTCCAGATGGTGATGAAAATGTTGTCGTTTTTATAGATCATAAATTCACCGTCATAACCATCTTCATCGTGAACTGGTTCAAAGTATTTGATGTTTCCAGTTTTGATGCTTTCAATAAGCACGCCATCATACTCACCAAGCATATGGTTGGTGTCAATAACAATCAAATCACTTTTGTTGCAATTGCCTCGATTGTCTGTCCATTTAAAACTGGATGAGCAATAAATAGGAAGTTGGTTGCTTTTCATTGAGGTCATGTTGACTACTTTTTATAGAAAACGCGAGAACAATCGTTAGAAAAAAGTGATGTTGACTGGCACAACAATGGCTGATTTATCTCGACTTTTTATAAAAACCTGTCATTGTTGAGATACTCAAGGGACAGTAGCACAAGACTCCTCCCGAAGATGTGACCGATAAAACGGAACGATTGGAGGACCGGAGGCTGCTCAAATTGCGTGAATATTCATTCAACTTTTTATCCAAAAAAAGGACTACCCCTGACTCAAGTAGTATAACACACTTTTTATAAAAAGTCGAGCAAATAATTTTTGATATAAATTTTTATGTGTTTGACTTTTTTTAAATTTCATATATACTTGAATTGGTGCCCTGTTATATAGGTTTTTTTGCATAAACCATATATGCAATATATGTCTTGATACAACCAGAAATCGCTATATAGTGCATATTGTATAGATAATTTTTTCTGTATACAATTGTATATATGCTATAGCATTTTGTATATAGGCTATAAAGAAAAGTATATAGACTATATCATATTGTGTATAGGCTTGTATAAAAGTGTATATAGACTATAACAAAAAGTATATAAGCTTGTATAAAACTGTATATAGCTTGTATAAAAGTGTATATAGCTATAAAGAAAAAACCCCGAAAAAATCGGGGTTTTGTAACATTTTGATTATATACTCTTTATACCAGCCGCAGCTGCAAATGCAGCATCATCAAAATCTTCACTTTGATCATTTACAACAGCAACTTTAACAGCATCATCTTTCTTTTTGCCGCCAATGAAGTTGACTCGTTCAGCCACAATGGCATATGATGTACGCTTAACACCATCTTTCTCCCAATCATCTTGTTTGAGTCGTCCAACAACACTTACCATGCTGCCTTTCTTCACAAACTTGCTGACAAATTCAGCTTGTTTTTCCCATGTATCTACATTGATAAATAGTACTTCTTTATCATTGAGTGGGTTATTAACCGCAAGGCGAAGTGTACTGACACTTTTACCTGTTCCTGTGCTTCTGTTGGATGGATCAGCCACCACATTACCTACCATTGTTACTACGTTTAGCATATTGTTTTTGTTTAGTTGTTTGACTAGCCTATTTGGTTTGTCGCTATCAGTTATATACACTATATGCTGTTTGTCAAGCATATAAGAAGGGGGGTACACCTAAATATTTTACTTTGTTATACTGTTAAATATTACTTTGTTTTTTTGCAGCATATATAGCATATCTGTATATATGCTAGGTGGGGGTACCTAAATTTTAGATATGTTCTTTGATATATTCAATACTGCCACTTGGCTGCATATCAGATGCATTTTCTGAAATAATAATATCAGGTGCTGCATGACTATTATCACATAGTCCAGTTTCACTTTTGCCACAGCCACATTTTACAGGTGGTTCAGGTCGTTTACTTTTATATGCTGCAACAAAAATTGCAACAAGAATAATAGATGCCAACACAATTATATTAGTTATCATAAAATATTATATTTTTTAAATAGATGCTGCTTCAGTACCTTTGCGATCTTTACTATTGTCACTTTCGCTACGACGCATCTGCACTTGAAAATAATGCACAGTGCTGCGAAGACATGCTGGCAGTTTACCTGTGTGATACACACCATGCACACTTGTACGATATGCTGCTAGTGCTCGTACACTGCGTGATATCTTATTTGTGTTGTGAGTAGTATAAATCTCTGGTTCTTTCAAATTACCTTGCAGCTTAAACTGCTTCAATTTGTCCGCAGGCATTGTTCCCTTGGGCTGCTTGTTGCTATTCTTCTTTTCGTTGTTGCTTTGTATATTAGCCATATTTGTTAGTTACGATATACAATCTATATCTTTTTTATGCTGTGTCAAACATTTTGTTCAACTATTTTCTGCATATTGCTGTGCTGCTTATAGGGCATACCTAAATTTTTGTCAATATATATAAAAAGTAATAAAGAAAAAAATAAGATTGACAAATGTGGCGTGGATTATATTATATTCTTCCTCGTCCCACTAATATATTTTTACATCATATGTTGTGTAGCATATATATTTCTTTATTATAATTTTTGTATACTTTTGCATCTCTGCAATATCCCATTTTGTCCCAATCTGCCCCATACATTCCCATTTTGTATATATATGCTATTCATATATATGGTCTTATAAAATGTTCAGTCTTTGATTTTGTATAATATGTTATATAATGCGTCTTTTTCACGCATATACCATTCTGTCAAATTGTTCATATACTTCACTTTAGCATCATATGAAAGCATGTTATACTCAATAACCATATGTTCAAATATTTTGTATATTTCTTTGTTGTTGTTGTTGCTCATATTCTATATATAGTTTAAATTTACATATGATATATATGCCATACTATTCATTTTTCTTTTTTATATAAAAAGCATAAATAAAACAAGCATAAATGCCAAAATCATATACACTACGAAACTAAATTTACTTGAAGATACATTCCGACTTTTGGGCATATATCCGGATATATGCTCATATGGTTTATAATAAGATTCTTTTATTTCTTGAACAGTTCTGGTATCTTTGTGTATATACACATTTGTATCATGTATTGCAGCATTATTGCTATTTGCATCATAATACAATACTATATTTTTAGATATGTTGTTTGTATATGAAGCATATATATTATCTGCTTTCATATATAGTTATTTTTCGTATCGCTTGATGATACCAAGAACCGTATTTGCTGCCCATTTTCCACCGAGTGCCGTTTTTACTTTATTTCGTTTCATCATGTTTGCAATCGCTGTGAGCGTTTCTTTATTTTTTCGCATTTTAACTATATATTTTATAATTTTTTGTTGAGCGGGGATTTTAGTTAATTTCTTGCCACAAACACTTTTTTTATACCCAAATGGTATATATCCTGATATTATATAATTTTGTTTTCTCTTTTTTGACATTGCAATTTTTGTTAAAAATGTCGTATTAAATGTTCTGCCGTGAACAAGTCCATGACATTTTTCGCATAATGGTATAGTCTTTGTACCACCCAATGTTTTTGGAACAACATGATGATTGTTCAATCTTTTGGAAGACCCGCACTCAAAACAAGTATTCATATATATCACTTCTTGTTGTTCAAAGCATCAACCAACTTGTCATTGAGTTTTTCTGCTTGACTCTTGGTTGTATAATTTTCATATACTTCCATAACATATAGTTGCAGATATACGCCAGCCAATACTTGCCATATGTCTTTAAAAACAACTCCCATAACAATGATGGAAAATGCAAATATTGCGGTAATAACACATAAAATCGTAGCAGTTAGTTTAAGTTTATTCATAAAGTTTATATGTTCTAGGATATATGTTTAGCTGGTCTTTTACCGCAAAATTCGCAATATATCTCGCCGCATCCATCTTCCAACCACTCATTAGTGATTTTGTGATAATATGCGTCGTATTTATTATCATACTCTAAATTTCCTTCTGCTATAGCTTGTTCTATTTGTTGAGACTCATTCATGATATATACGGGGTGGGATACCTAGATTTTATTATGGCTGAGTTATATAATTGTCTGTGCAATGCATTGATGTATTCAACTCGGTGGTTTTGCTCAATGTATCTGCACATATTTCATTGTCATAATACTTTATTGTATATTTTGTATTTGGAAGCAAGTTGATAGTGGACCAATTATATGCATGTCTTAGCGTGTTGCTATAAATCAACTCATTTTCTTTGTACAATTCTGCGGAAAAGGTGCTATGCAAACCCAAGTCACCTTTGTGGTGCAAAAACGTGTGGCTGTTTGCATTTGGATCAAAATATACATCCGCCACATTGTTGCTAGAAAACATATTATATTTATCAAACATATCATATGGATTTTTTATGTAAAATGATATGTTGCTATCGTTTTGAGCCAAAAAGTAAAAGGCGTTTTCTACGCACATTATATATTTTTCTCTGGATTCTATCGCAAGACTGTTGAGTTTTTCGTCTGTGAAATAACTTTTCAAAGATTTGAGGTTTCCGTGAAAAAAAGTAACCTGATATTCTGAGCTTTTTTCTATATCTGTTCTAAAATCCCAAGTATAAAGATGTACTTTGGAAGTGTCCAAATTGGTTGAAAATGCATCATTTATGGTAGATTGGCTCATTACCATGTCTTGATCTATGAAGTACATATAATCATATCCAATATTGGATGCATATGCTGTGACTATCTGATAAAGCTTGATGAAATATGAGCTATACAACTTCGCTTGTGCTGTTTTAGAATTTCTCCAAAAAGTTACTTCTTCACCGATTTTGATATATGATTGTCCCTCGGATAGGTAACTTATATCACATACATTCTTGCAAGTGATATAATTTTTGACGCCATTCAACTTTGGAATATGGTCCGAGGATACCAATATAACATCTACACCAGCCTTGTTGAAGGTATCAATATGCGATTGTACCAATCGCTTTCTGTATTCATTGACGATATAACATGATATAACCGCACATTTTTTCATATATAGTGTACCTAGATTTTATTTAGATTTCTCTATATTATTGATAAATGCCACTTTGGTTATATCGCTCAATCTCAATACATTTCCTTGTAGGTTAACAAACTCAATTTCTTCTTTGGTTGCTTTGTTTAGATTGTTTTGCATATCTTCTGTTTCTTTTTTTATAAGTTCAATGATTTCAATTCTTTGTGCAAGTGAAACATCTTCATACTGTCGAGAATGAATTGTACCATCCTTTGTATATATCGACCAGCCAATTGTGTATGTCGGAGTAGGGGCGGTTGGAGTTGGACATATCATCGTGGCTTTTCCACCAAATAGTTTTTTGATAAAATTCATATTATAGACAATATACATCTTGTTATTGAATATGTCAAGACGTTTTTGATTTCTTATATTGTGCCCAAGCAGTTTCTTTGGTTATAGTAAAAAGATCCATTCCAACATCTGGATATGCTTCATGATATGCAGATTTATGACCTGCGTTCCAACCAGCACAAAATGCAGCATATACCATATCACGCTTCATTCTGTATATATCCAATATTTTTTCTCTGCGTTGTTGCTCGCAAATCAAATCAGTAGCCAAAAAACTACAATCTTTGCGTTCGCATAATGCTATAGAATTTTTGATATGATCATCTGTCATTTTCTTTATTTCTATATATGTGCCGTCTTTTTGCTTCCAAAATCCTTTTGGAGTTTGCGTTTTATTATAATATGGTCCGTCGTAATGTGGATCATATAAATCACCATCATCGTATGTTTCGCTCATATGTTTGTTTGTTTGTTTTTTTATTGGCGCGTGAGAATTCCAAGGTGGTACATCTGCACTTGGCCATCCACTGCCGTAGCAACCACCGCGACTATCCGCATCATCATACTCATCGCCAGTTGTATAGCCGTGTTCCATTTGATATATATCTATTATTATGTTGATGGGTACCTAGATTTTATTTACATCTCTTGCTTTTAGCATAGAGTCTGCTGTGTTATATGCTCTTTTTGCGGCATCATCTTGAATATATCCTCTTTGCAAATATGCTTGCATTGCTTTGGCTGCGAAATAATCTCTCAGTGTCATTCCAGTACTTAAAACCTGATTGAATGCAGTTTCATCACATTCTGCGGTGAATGGAAATGCTGGTCCTCCATCTAGTTTATTACTCATATATAGATACAATCATATGCTGTCTGTTTTGTCAAGTAAGTTTATACTTATAGTTATGTTTGATTACAGGAGTTTTTATAGTGATATAATAGATCGCAAGACGAAATTGCTTGAAAATAGAACTGTGGATTCTTTTGATTCATTGCCAATATCCAGAATTCCCTACGGATATGTTGTATATCCCGATGGCGAGTTTGGAACTGTGGATGACTGGGGAGGTCATGAAGATGTTGCTGGAGGAAAGGGTGAAATGGAAAAAATATTGAATTCTGGCGGAGTGCGTATAGCAAAATCCAATTACGGAGAAGACAATGAATACAACGCTGAATATTTACCAAACAAAGCAACTGAAAAAGCAAAGAAAACTGCCAAAGATCTGGCGGCATTATATCAAATACCAATACATTTCTCAACTGCTAAATGGATGGCATATCCATTCAACGAAGGCGAAATAACAGAAGAATATCCAAAAAATTGGTCAAAGGATGAGTTTGAGAAAATAACATCATTTGCTGGCAAACTAAAATATGCTGCTACCCACCTACCTAAAATTGCGTCAGGCAGTGGTCGTGCTGTGTTCAAGATAGACGATACTAAAGTAATAAAGATTGCAAAGAATAAAAAGGGTCTGGCTCAAAACAATGTTGAAAGTGAATATCTTTTACAAAAATATGATATTACTGCTCGCACATTTGATAGAGGTGATGATGTAAAAGACACAGGTCCATTTTGGATTGAGATGGAGTTGGCAAAGAAAGTTGGCAAGAAAAGATTTGAACAACTAACTGGAATAACATTGGATAAATTGCATACACATCTTATGTATATAAGCATGTCAAGAAAATATAAAATGGCACCACCAAGAACACCAGAAGATGCATCGTACTTAGAAAAAATACAAAACAACGAGTTTATTATAGATTTGACAGGTCTTATGGCAGATTATGATTTTCCTGATATTGGCGATATGATTCGCTTATCAACATATGGTGAAGTGATACGTGATGGGGCACCTAAAATAGTTTTAGTGGATTTCGGCTTAACAAACACAGTTTTTGACGATTATTATAAAGTAAAACTATAAACACTTTACCCTTCACGGGGTAAAATAAAACTGCGTTGGTCACGTGGTCTAAACAGTACAAAGCCGGTATAGACGGAACTCTATACCGGCTTCCTTTTTTTTGAGTCAGTTATAATAACTATTGTTTCGTTAGTTTTTCGTTAGTTGTTTATATTTATAGATATGGGAAGAAAATCACATAATCTAACAAAGGAAGAAAAACATGAACGACAACTCAAGTGGCGAATGGAAAGTTATTGGAGAAACGTTGATAAAGAACGATCCAGTGCCAACGAAAGATACTATAAAAATCGCAGGAATATACGGATTGAAAAATAAAAAGACGGGTAAATGGTATATTGGAAAAAGTATAGACATCCACGATAGAATAAAGGACTATGCGGGACTACATTGTAAGGCACAGCCAAAAATTTATAATGCTCTTATAAAATATGGGTACGACGGGTTTGATGTAATCATAATTGAAAAGTGTGATATAAATACAATGGACGAAAAAGAAATCTATTGGATAAAATTTTATAAATCTTTCACCGATGGATACAATCTAACCGAGGGCGGTGATGGACATATGCACACGCAAGAAACCAAGGACAAAATAAAAAAATCGTTGACGGGAAAAAAACATTCACTTGAACACAGAAAAAATCAATCAAATGCTCAAAAACTACGAGCGAAAGTTGAGTTGGAAACTGGAACAAGGAATTGCGATATCACATGTAAAGAAAACAAGAAAAAATATATAAAATATATAAAACCTATTTTATACGAACTTAGGTCAAATAAAAAATTGTCTTGGAACAAGATTGCGTCGGAACTGAATGACAGAAAAGTACTAACTATAAGAGGCAAGCCTTGGACAAAACCGGTGGTTAAATATACATTCAAGCATTGTTCAACGTCAGCATAGAGTTCTGACTATACCGGCTTCTTTTTATCCATATTGTTTTCCCGTAGTTTCTTCTTTTGTGTACCAATTGTTGGTTGCGTAGTTCCAATGGCGAGTGTCGTGGATATGAAAATTCACAACAAGTCCCAACAATGTAAACTCAATATCAAAACCCGCGTGATCTTTTCCTCGCCAACTTATGTCAATGCTATAACCGATCAACTTGCTGCGATAGCGTGATACTTGAAAACAATAACATGTGTGTTGTGTAATTTTTTCTTCCTTGCAATAGTAAGTATGAAACTCTTTGATAGTTTCTTTAAACCACGGATTTGTTATGGATGTTTGGGAATATATCATGGAAAATGCATTCTGGTGTCTGACAGCCATCTTTCAAACTTGTATAATACTTTACAAACAAGTTTTCTGAACTTGCTCCAAGGTGATGTGTCAAAAATATATTTGTTATACCATTTGTTGCGTTGCAATGCGGCTTGAGCAAATATTTCTTCTAATCTCTTTCTTGACTCTGTATTATCAGTTGTGTGAAAGTCAACCAGTTCTATATCTTCAAGAGTGCCATTTGTAAATCTTGCTTTATATTCCATCCAGCAATCAAGATTATCCACGGGTTCACTGTGATAAAATTTTAGCGTACCATGATATTGAGTATCAACTAAATATGGGTCGGTACGTTCCAAGTGTCCAAAAAACAAAGCATCTTTGCTTTCTACCCATTTGGTTTCTTTATGTTTCTGTTCAAAGAGTTTACCACCTTGAATGAAATACTCACTCATACTACAATGTAAATCTTTCGTTTGAAACTGAAATGTGTTCTTGTGCAAGCCAAGTTTAACCATTTCATCATTGAATGGCAGTTTGTCTGCTACTGATAGTGTGTCGAACATTCCCATAAATTTATCCTCTTGATTGTTTTAATTTTTACTCAATATACAATATATATAGAGTTTGTCAATGTTTATGATGCTGCTATTCTGTCAGTAGCAGTTTTTATATAATCTTCACTAATCTCACTGCCAATATAACTACAAGCATGTTGTTTTGCTGCAACAGCAGTTGTGCCACTTCCCATAAAAGGATCATATATTACATCGCCCTTGTTGGTAAAGTTCATCATTACTTTATTGGCAAGTTCAATAGGAAATGTTGCTCCATGATTTTTAGAAATCTTTTTACCTCTGCCAATACACCATATATCTTCAAGTGTGCCGCGATCAAATTTAGCATTCTTGAACTGACGTGAAATAGCATATTCTCTTTCAAATATCAAAATAAGTTCAGTGCGTCTATTCAATACACCACTTTGCATAGCAGGTTGACCATGCTTTTTGTCCCATACAATAATATCTTTGAGATATGGAGCAAAGTCGCCAATCATATGAAAGAAAGCAACCTTGCTGCCTGTAACAATCTGAATGTTATAAAACACAATCTTGCTCACACGCAGCAACTCATTCAAAATCTTGCTGTGTAAGATATAAAAATCATCAATAGGCAAGTTGTCGTCAAACCCCTCATACTTTGTGCTAAATTCTTTTACAATCTGTCTGCTACAATATTTACCATTGCGAATACGCAGGTTCATATTATATGGAGGTGAAGTAAATACCAAATCAACAAAGTTGTCTGGCATCTTTTTCATTGTAGTCAAACAATCTTCGTGATATATTTTATTTAGTTCAAATTGCATGGTTTTCGTGTAAATAAGTTTTCAAACTACCAATCAAATCATCAAGATTTTCATATACTTTTACATTATACATGTCGCATGTAATCTTTACATTACCATATCTATAAAAGTCTTTGGGGCAGCATACAAATGTTCTATATAATGCTCCGGCACTACTCAATGTAATACCAAGTTCAAGCAAGCTTATAGGTGACATAGTTCCAGAACAAAAATTCATAATCACTATATCGCACATCTTTATACCATTCAGTTCCCATGTCACTTGCTCTTTAAACGGAGCAAAATCGGCGTCTTGTTTCCACGAACTATCCCAATCTTTACGGCGTGGATTCAGAAGCGTTACATTGAACTGTTCTAAATCGTTGGCTACTTTAGATTGCCAATCTATAGCCTTTCCCATTTCAATAGAACCGCCGAGGAAAATTGTCGGAGATGTTTTATTTTTAAATACAAATTTTTCCGGTGGATAAACAATATTCATATCAAGCCTTATTCCAGTATTTTTTGATTTTTACACAAATATCATAAATGCATAATGGAACAAGCACCAATACAAATAGGAACATAAAAGTAAATGCACCGACAGTGATATACATCAAAATACTATTCACAGACCCGTAGTCTGGTCCACTCACATGTGTCAATATCCATTTTGAATAAGTGGAAGATACCAAGTTTGCGATTGCGCCAATCATCCAAAAAATTCCCGTGAGCGTAACAAAGATGGCGACATATGGCCACACATGCTCTTTCAATGCGCAGCCAGTGTCATTGAGTAGAAGTTTGACAAATCGTAGTAGTTTCATAAGAACATAATGAGTTATTTTTTATCATAAGTCAATAAAAAAGTGAGCGGATTTTTAATCCCACCCACTTTGATTTATATTATAATGCTGCGTTGTTACGAACCTCGGCAAATGTAATTAGATTCAATGCGTCTCCATTTAGGAACACCTTGACCAATTCATCTGTCAATTCTGGAAACTCTTCAATCTTTACAGTGTGATATTCTCCGTTGATTGTCACGAGCTTGAGTTTACCACGCTTGGATTTCTTACCAGTATCACCGATTGGGTCTTTGTATATTTCAACTTCTTCACCATCCACGGTTGCACTGCAAACTTTGCAAGCATCCATGAATGTGTCTCGATCAACTCCTTGTAGAAGTTTTCCTCCCATACCAAAAACGATGTTTTCGATGCTGAAGTTGTGATTTACCAAATTCTTTAGAATCTCTTCCAAACTATTGATATTGATACCGTCACCGTAAATAACACGAACTTTGTTATTTAGTACTTTGAACCCATTATCATTTACAGTACCTCCGAAAATATCCCACAACCAAGTCAATACTTGCAGCGACTTATCGACTGGATTCCCCGAGTCTGGTCGAAATACCGTTGGAGCGGTGCGATTATTGATTATGTTTCGCAGACGACCACCGAGAAGATTTTTTACGGCATTCTCGTCGTCATAAGAATCTATTACAATGGATACAATCTTATCAGTTGGAGCAGTTGTTAAAAAATTAGTATATGCAAGCAATTCATGGGCACGACCATATATGGTGGTAGTGGAGTGCTCGCTGGCAAATACCGAGTAACCAGTAGCAGTTTTCCCATAACAATACTTTGCCCATCGAACTGCTTCCACAGTATCCGTGCCAAGGTAGTTTACCAAATGTGCAGCACCTCCAATCTCGGCACTTTCATGCGAAGAAACTCCGCGTGCTCCAAAGTCGTTCAAAAAGAACGGATTCAAAGCACATCCACAGATTTCTGCATATTTCTTCTCCAAGTCCTTTGCCGCACTGCTGATAGTGCAAACCGCCTTTGGATACCAAACGGCTCGCAGTAGCATGGTCTCTACCCATTGCGTGAGCCAAGGAAATTCGGGATCGGTGTTTTCGACTGTCACCAATACATTTTTCAATTTTACTTTCTTTCCCTCTCGCACCGATTTAATCAGAAGCGGAAGTTTGCCGTTGTGTTTCTCCAACAAACGACGAAAACCAGTTTCGTTAAAATATTCACTTGTACCGAATACTTCGCCAAGGATTTCCTTTGCTTCAACGATCATCCATTCTTCAATCACGTTGCCTTCAAGGTAATCTTTGATGAACCCTTGCAAGCCAAAGAATCGCGTGTAATCAATCTTAATTAATTTTGTACCACGACTTTCAATATATGCTCGCATGATCGTGACTCCCTTTGGCAACTGCATCCAGTGGGTGTATTTATATGCATCGCATAGTAGTAGTGTATTTACTTTATTTTTCATAATGTTTTATTTTATCTAGGATTATGTGTCTAAAATGATTTTTACTTATGTATTATCAAGTATCAATCAGTTTTCTTTCCTTTGCGGGGAAAATTTGTGTCGATGTATGTTCTAACCATATTCACAAGAGTAATATGCTCTTCTACGATAGAATAGTCAAGTGCATTCTCTGCATCAAATTTATCATAATCAAACCAACGAACTTCTGCAATGTCGTCAGCAGCTTTTGGAGCACCCATGCTGTATAAACCAATATACAAATGAGTCATGATCTTTTCAGAAGGATTTTTAGCATAACGCCAATCATCAACTTTCTTGCTGCCGACATAGCGAAGTCCATTTAGACCAACGGTTAATCCGCATTCTTCATCAAGCTCTCGTAATGCAGCTTCTTCAAAAGAGTCGTCCTTTGGGTCAATGAATCCACCAACAAAACGATAACCATATTCAAGGGGCTTACGAGCCAATAAGATACGACGTTCTTTTGGGTCAAACACGGCAATATCAACCGTAGAATATACCGTTGGATAACGTTGGTAGGATGCCCAAATAGCTCCCGCCCTAAACTGGGGGTTGCTTTGTGGGGCTTGTGCAATCTTTGCTCGGATTTCCGAACCAGAGATTTGACGAGTAGCTTGTAGTTCGCGTGTATCAAATTTTCCTTTATAATGTGGCAGGAACGAGTCTCTGCTACCATATAATACAACAGTGTCGTTTGGACTGATGATATCACGTATCTGACCATCCAGTTTCTCCGACCAAGACTCGTCGCAACGGTTGTCTTTGATATATCCAATCGTGAGATTGGGATATTTGTCGTGGGGATATGCCTCAAGCAACATTTGCTTGCGAGGTTGATAATCAAGTGGGTCGTTGATAGAACCTCGTACCTGACTTAATCCAAGGAAAATCATTACCTTTGGATGTTTTGCGAACAGTGTGTCTATTAGCTCTTTATGTGCATCATGCAATTCTGCCACTTGCAGACGCATAACAGCCGCTGCTACCGTATAGTTTTTTTCTATTGTTTTCATAAACTTATCTTGTATCTAGTTTTTTGAGTTAGTGCAACTTGGATCATCAATAACATCCTTATTACGAATATAACTATGGCTATAATCTACGAAATGTCAAGAACGATATTTATTATATACTATTTCTTCATAAAGATTGTGCCACGCTGAATGTCTCCAAGCAAGCAATCATATGCATCAAATGCTCCTCTGGCCTTTTCTCTTTCACAGTCATCACGCAGCAAATCATTCATCAATAAATGATTTAGATCACGCAGATGCTTTAGCCATTTGACCAATTTTACTTGATCAATTTCATACATTGTATCAACAGGATCAATTTTTTGATCTTCCCATTTTTTTGTGTATTGGAACATATGAATATATTATGTTACTTTTACAGAATGTCAATTACTTTTTATCAAAATCAAATTCTGACTGCGTCTCCACTGGGTCTTCATACATATCATATGATGTTGTTCTATCTCGCAATTCTGCTCTCAATGCCCAATGTGTATGACTATAATTTGGGTCCATATCAATATGATTGAATGCATGCTGCAGATCATATTTGATTGTATTCAGTATGGTTTTTAAAGCATCTGATTCTGAGTCTGGATTATCGCTGCTATAATAAAAATTGTCTTGTCTGTTCACACATACTTTGTCAGACATACCAAAATCATAATCA